CCAGCGCGCGACCTCGTCGTCGGGTCCGCATTTGAGCAGCCGCTCAAGCAGCTCTTGCTCGAAATTTATCCATGCCGCTGACCATACGTCCGTGCTGGTCAGGCTCTTGGCATCGGTGATGCGCTGAAGCTTAGAAGCCAGCGCGGCGATGCGGTCACTCATCCGTAAAGCAGAAGAAGCGTGTCTTCGTCGTCTTCATCTTCTGCCCTTGCAATTTCTGCGGCCAAGATCGCGTTGTTTATGAGCGACTTCATGCGCTCTTGGTCGCCGTGTTTCAGGATCAATTCAAAGTTCAGCCAATCCAAGCTGAGAGGCTTTTTGTCTTCCTTGGCGTACTGATCGCCCGCCTTGATAAGCTCGGCCTTGGACGCTTCAGGCACATGCCGCTTCACCGCCACCAGCTTCTTGTAAAGCTTGGTGATCGGCTCATTCTCGCGCTTCAGGAAGCGCCGGATGCGTGCAACGTCTTCTTTGCTTACGCCGCCGACTGAGCCAATTCTGACTGACTGCGCCGGCTGTTCGATCGTTCCGCTGAACGTGGCCGTTCCAGCAAAGCTTCCCGACAATGCGCCAATGATAGCGCCGCCACCGCTCTCGGGCTGAAAGTACGAGCCCCAGTAGTCATCGAGCCAGAACGTTGTGCCGAAGTGTGAAGCGCTCATTAGTCTAGATTGTACGTAATCGCGGTTCTATTGCCGCTACTGTCCACCGTCGCCGTGATGCGGTCAGCGTCATCTGCAACCGCATTGCGGAACGTTATCGTTGTTGTGCCGCCGCCGGAAACCTTACCGCCTGTAGCTGCCAACACCACCCGGAGCGCCTCTCTAAATGTAAGCCCCGTTTCAATGTCTTCCTGGTCCAGCAAGTAAGACGAGAACCCCGCCGCCTCTAGCGTAACCGCCGGGGCAAAGCTGCCGGAGAGCGAGCCTATGCCGTAGCGCGTGGCCGTGAAGCTGGCCGAACCTGTAAAGGCGCCAGCCATGAACCCGTCCGCCCTCACCGCGCCCGTAAAGCTCGCAACGCCCGCAAACGAACCAGAAGCGTTGAGCGCCGCCGTGACGTTGCCCGCGAAAGCCGCCACGCCTGCGAACGCGCCCGAGCCACTGACGACCAATTGCCCCGTCGCCGTGAAATCCGCCAGGCCCGCGAACGATGCCGAGAGGTTGCGGCCTGCTGCGATTGCGCCAGTCCACGCCGCCGCCCCTTGCATCTCGTTTCGTGACGAGATCGCGCCGGGCTTTTGCGGCATGATCCAAGTGTATTTGTTGCTCCGGCCCGCTGGGACCGAAGCAAGTTCTGACGTGATGCCCTCGCCTGCGCTTAGGTTGCGCTTGAGGGCGATCTTGTCAGTGTTGCCGTGCAGAGCGCTTGGATAAGCGTTGTTGCTGACGGTCGCACCGAAAATGCGAACCCCAGAACAAGCGTCCCGAAAGCCATTCTGCATAAGGGCCAAGGTTAGCCCCCGTAGGCGTAGTCGAAGTCCACCATGATCGTGCCCGCTGAAGTCGTCGCGCCAGTCTGGAACAGCAAGAACTGCACGTTCGCGCCGTCACGGATACGCGGCAGCGACGGGAAGGCGTTGAGGAAATCCACTTTCGTATAGAGGCCCGTTGCCGGAACCGGGATCGTCCAGAGCGGCTTGCAGAGGCCCACAATGACGGTGCCGGATGCGTGCGCCGTACCAGCCCACACCACGCTCACGATGTCAGAGACGCCCGTGTCGCCGGTCGCAAGCGGAATGAACGGGTTGTACTTGTTCGCCGCCGTGCCGCTGTTCAGCAATTGGCCAACGCCAAGCGAAGCCGTTGAGGTGAACGTGGTCGTCGCGCCCGATGCGCCGCCCGTGTCCAGATAGTTGATGATGCAGGTCGGGGCGTTCGCGCCCAGCGCCGTGTCCGCCGCCACGAACAGACGCAAGCCTTCGCCGTTGGCGTAGCGGTCGCCCGTACCGCCGCCCGAACCGATGGCCGTCATGGTGACGGTCTTCGTGCCGGTCGTGCTGACGTTCGTGCCTGAAAGCGGGACATAGCCCACAAGGTCAATCGCCATCAGATACCAAGGCGCGCCAGCCGCCGCGACACAGCACGCGCCAGCGCCGAGGAAGTGCTTGGTCGCCGTCGAGACGTTGCCGCCGTGCGCCAGAACGCCCTCTGACCATGTGTCGTCAGTGGCGACATACGTCAGGTCTGCGCCTGCGAACGTGGCCGCAGCCGGAAAGCCTGCGTGACCCGCAAGCAGCGTCCAGTGGCCCGCCGTGCCCGCTGATGAAAGCGTCTTGGTCGAGAAGACGTTGCCGTACTTCCCGTTCGTGGTGATCTGGTTGATTAGGTCGTCTTGTGAGGTCCAGCCCATCTCAGTTCCACGTTGTTTCTAAGACGCCCGCCAACGTTGACGAGGCCAGTGAGCCGGCATGACCGGCTGCGAAAATGTCGAGCACTGCGCCGTCTTTGATCTGTTGCGGGCGGTTATTGATGATCGAGGCGAACTGATCGCAGGCCCCGAAACTGTCTGTCGTGCTGCGGCGGCACTCTTGCGTCATGTACGCCGTCAGCAGCGGGTGAACGATAACAAGCGCCATGAGGCCACCACCGCCCGCCGTGAACGTCACAGACTGGATCGACTGCACGCCGCTGTCGCCCGCTTGCAGGGCCAGGAACGGATGGTAGCTCGTGGCCGAGGCGACGCTTGACGCCACCACTTGCCCGCCGCCTGCAACCGCAAAGGTGAAGTGCGGCTGACTCGTGCGTCCTGCCGTGCCGTCTTGGTTCGTATAGCTGAACGTAAACGTGCCGTTGGTCGAAGCCGCCGACTGGCCCACTGCAATCACTCGCCCGTATTCATAGCGCGGGATGGTGACGGTGTTCACCATGTCCTGCTGCTCACCCACCGCGTCGGTATCAACGAACGGGTAGTAGAGCAGCAGATCGGCTAGGATCACTTGCTGGCGACCATTGACGACCGATGTCGTGCCAGACGCCGCGCTCATCAGCTTCAGGTCGCGCAGCCATTGCGTCTTAGGCGAAACGCTAGGGACCGGAATGCCTCGGATCGTTTCGACCTCTGCCGCCTCAAGCGGGCTTGACGCATAGAAGTTCGCAGCCGGTGCGCCAGGGAAGTAGCTGTAATCGATCCACGCGCTCGTGGTCGTCGCTGTGGACGAGATAGCCTTGCGGAAGCCGGTGACATGGTACTGGCCCATGTCCTCAGCGTCAGCGTATTCGCGGAGGTTCTTAAACCCCGCCATTAGTCTTCCGTGCCGTCTAGCTCGCCCGCCGCAAACTGCGGCTGGATGCCCGAGCTAATGGCCAGCGAGGCGCTAAGCGCGCCCTTGTAAAGAATCTTCGACGTGCTGGATGACGCCACCGTGATCGAAAAGTACGTGGCCGTCTCAGAGCCGCCCGTGCATTGCGGAAACTGGATTAAGGCCGCGTTCGTCACCGCGTTGCCCGTCACAGTCCAGCCCGAGCCCGAGCGCGCCACCGCCACGCGCGCATACGACGTGTAAGCGCACTCGTTCGTCGTCGCGTTGCCAGCTTCGCCAGGATCGGCCGTGTGCAAGCACACATAGAGCGAACCTGCCGACGATGAGCCACGCAAGCCCGTCGCGTCGCCAATGTCGGCGGCGTTCGTGTTGTTGAAGATCAGCAGAAGCAGATCGTTCTCGAAAGTGTTGCCCTTACTCAACCGTCTTACTCCCGTCTCTGTTCTTGCGGATCGTCTTCGGCGCTTTCATCGCGCTGATGCGTTCCGCGTGCATTTGTTCCTGCTGCTGGCGCTGAGCCTCGGCCTGGGCAATCGCCGCTTGAGCCTTCATCTGCTCAATGCGCTCTTTACTTTCGATCTCTTGGCGCTTCAGGTCCATCTGCTCGCGCTCAATCGCTAGGCGCTCCAGTTCGATCTGATGCGCCCGCTCGGCTGCGACACGCTCGTCTTCGATCTTCTGCGCTTCTGCCTGTAGGCGCATAACGTCGCGTTGGTGCTCAAGCTCGGCGCTCTGAGCGTCCATTTGCGCGCGGGCCATCTCGTCGCGCTGCTGCGCCGACGCCACTTCCATGTCCTTCTGCGCTTGGATGACCGTTTGTTCTTTGGCAGCCTGCGCCTTCATCTGTTCGATTTGAACTTGCGCCTGCGCCTTGGCTTGCTCTGGATCAGGCTGCGGCTCTGGCGCCCATGGCTTCATCTTGGGCTGGCCGTCCTCGCCTATGACGGGCTGGCCGTCAGGGCCGATCTCTGGCTGATCCTGAACCTCTGTGAAGAACGGCTCAGCCGACTTGTACCCCACCTCGCGGCACAGCGCCTCTTGCAGATTGTAACGGTTCTTCACCGTCACGATCGGGTTGGCCGGCCCCAGCGCCTCGATGATCTTGTCTTGCTCTTGCGCGATAAGCTGAAGGCCAACCAGCCCCCGCTCACGGTTCATGCCGCCCGAATAGATGCTGACCCGAAGGTCGCTATTCCATGTGCGCGGGTCGAACTGACACCACTTGCCGCCAACCTTGGCTTGGCGCGCTTCGTTCTGGTTGCGGCATACCAAGCGATAAAGCTTGCTGAAAAAGTCCCCCAGCCCGCTTGCCATGTTGCGGGCCATCATCTCTTTGCGTGCGTCAGCGTTCAGTTGCAGCGCATTGAGCGCCACGCCTGAGTGATCCTTGCTCAGCTTGTCAGCGTCCAGGCCCCGCGTCTGCCGCGTAGCGCCTGTGCGATCCTCGCCCATGCGGCGGGTCATCTCTAGCGCCGTCCAAGCCACCTGCGCCGTGTCCAGACCGCCCGTCAGCGGCAAGATCGCATCGCCTGGCGGGCCATCCACCGGAATCTTGGTCCCCGTGTACGTGGCGTTTATAGCCCCGTCTGCCTCAATCTTGTTCTTGTCGAACGCCTCGCGGTTCACCACCGACTGATACACAGCGTCTAAGCCGGCACGCATCAGCACCGTGTTGATGCGCTGAAGCTCTGCCGTGATGTCATGGACGCTAAGGCCCATGAACCGGTGCGGAATGCGGATCGGCGTCCAGCTTGCGAACGGGTTCTCCTCGACCTCGCTTTCCTCGAGCACGATGTCGCCCAGCCGATAGCTGCGGATCATCTCAGGATAGCCATCGTCATTGAGGTCCACCCGCAGGTATTCCTCAAGCACCTCTAGCTCTTCGGCGGACTCGTCGCTCGTCTCGGACCAGCGCACGTCATCGTCTTGGAAGCGCTCAGAGCGCACGTCCTCGGCACGGCGTATGTTGCCGCCCGATTGGTCCCCGCTTGCAGCCTCGATCTCAGCCCGCTTCTCAGGCCATTTGCGGACGATCTC